ACAGTAGGCAAAACTGATTAAAGTAATTTATTTTTTATTAATAATTATTAACTGATTTTAATAATTATTTTTCTTTAAGTAGTTAATTTTGATTAATTGGCGAAGCATCATAAAGATTGTCTAATAGTGGTTTGTACGATGCTTTAGTCATTGAAGATCCAGATTGAACAATTGGTGCCATTTTTTTGACAACTTCTTGTTCTAAAGTATAAGGAAACTGATTAAATGCCGAAAATTGTGATGATTTTTTCTCCTCGGTAGGAGCATATCTTTTTAAAGCATCGATTCCCGTGGATATTGATGAACGACGCATTAAATCAAAAGCAACAAACAATGCTAAAATGGCTAAAATAGGATTATTATGCATAAACATATAAATTACTATAAGAATTATTACTATTTTACCAATCATGGTATCAACCATGTTCGCGACAGGTTCGGGAGTTTTATATCCCATTATCAAATAAATAATAAATAATATAGCTAATATTAATTCACCCATATGTTCTTTTTTAAATAAACTAGAAAAACTGTCCATATATCATATTGATAGATTTTATTTATCGTAAATAAGAAAAAGAACACTAAAACTTTAACTATTTTGTAAACTACATAAAAAGTTTATTCTAAATAATATAGCTTATAATGGAAATTATTAATAAAATGGAAAATACTAAAATAAATACATATCTGGGGCAAAAAGGATATACTATACCTAAAAATGAAATAAGTATTGAAAATCAAAAACAGATTCGAACTGACTTAACAATCAAACCGGTTTCACATGGAGCGCCGCCTGGTGGAAATATGATGGTTTCGTTTCCCGCATATAGAGAATCATCTAATAAATTTTATGTACCACATTATTACGGTGTGGAAAAATATGGATCACCAAAAGAATATAAGATTAGCGAAGGTCTTAATGTAGACCTTGAATTCGCAGGTAAACTACGTGAAAATCAAGAAATCGTAGTTGATACTTATTTTAATCATGTTAAAAAGGTGGGATATGGTGGCGGCTTGTTAGAGCTTCCTTGCGCTTATGGCAAGACTGTGCTTTCACTTAATATCATTTCTCGTCTTAAAAAGAAAACCTTTATAATTGTTCACAAAGAATTTTTAATGAATCAATGGATAGAACGCATCCAGCAATTTTTGCCAAAGGCGCGAATTGGGAAAATACAAGGACAAATTATAGACATTGATGATAAAGATATTGTTATTGGAATGCTGCAGAGTTTATCAATGAAAGAATACCCGGCGTCTGTATTTGAAAGTTTCGGTTTAACTATTATAGATGAGGTACACCATATATCAAGTGAGGTTTTTTCTAATTCTCTCTTTAAACTTGTAACAAAATATATGCTCGGATTATCGGCAACAATGAATCGCAAAGACGGCACCACACATGTATTCAAAATGTTTTTAGGTGATGTAATATTTAAAGGGAAAAGGGATGAGGAACGCGAGGTGACAGTACGGGCTATTGAATATCAAGTCGACGATGATGAATTCAACGAGGTAAAATTGGATTATAGAGGCAATGTCGCCTATAGCACAATGATAAGCAAATTGTGCGAATATAACCGTCGAAGTGAGTTTATTTTAAAAGTCCTCGGAGATATGCTTCAAGAGAATCCGGCGCAGCAAATAATGATTTTAGCTCACAATAAAAATATATTGAAATATTTACACGATGCTATTCAACACCGTAATATTGCCACTGTCGGTTATTATATTGGCGGAATGAAGGAACAAGCATTGAAGGAAACTGAAGGTAGAAAGGTTGTTATTGCTACTTATGCTATGGCCGCAGAGGCTCTTGATATTAAAACACTTACGACTTTAATAATGGCCACACCCAAAACAGACATTGAACAAAGTGTCGGTCGTATTCTTAGAGATAAACATAGCAATCCAATTGTGGTTGACATTGTAGATAGTCACGATACTTTTAAGAACCAATGGCGTAAAAGGAAAACATTTTATAAGAAAGAGAATTATAAAATAATTTACACTACATCGCCAAAGTATAATCCGGATACAACTACAAGTGGTTGGACCTTAGTTTTTAACCCGGTATCCAAGGATTGTATTATAAAAAAGGATAAAAAGGATGTAAAAAAAAATATATCGGTTAAGAGCCATAGTTCATCTGATAAAAGTATCGCAAATGATTCAGACGAGGAAGTTGAAGAGGAACCAGAAAAACCCAAGGATAAATATTTGGCTGGTGTTTGTTTTCTAAAAATGAAAAAATAACTGTTACCAAAATTGATACCAAGATTTTGTAGGTGTTGTCGCTCCACTTGCCGCTCCAGAATCAGGATATTGTGTTTTTAAAACCTTATTACCATCAATCATGTAACATTTTTGCGTCAGCCATCCATATTTTGGATCACGATATTGTTCATCTGGACAAGTACCAGCAGAACCAAAACCTGGTATACCAAATGACATTGAACTAAAAAGACCACCACCGCGTCTCATTTTCATTTTTTTAGTTTTTCTACCTTTCTTTTTTTTAATAAGTCTATTTTTAGTCTTATGTTTCATATAAATATCTAAATATTATATTCGGTTAGGTTATTGTTTTTCAATTATATATCATATAATATATGGTATATACTTGTCCAATATGTTTATTAGACCCATTATCTCATTCCTTAACTAATTTTTTAGAAAAAGATAATACTTATTATTTTTACACGTGTCCGGCAAAATCAAAATTATACTTTGACGCAGTTAGTATAATAGAACACTATAACGGTGTATTAAGTGACATTCCTAAAAATAAAAAGTGGATCTGGGTTTTAGATGTAATGGGATTTGGATTCAATCATTTTTTACAAATAGAAGTAGCAAAAGAACTATCAAAACTCATTTCATCTAAATTCAGTGAGAATTTAGAAAAAATATTAATTATTAATCCATCGGGTTATGTTTCGGCAGTTTATGCCATTGTTAAACCATTTTTAAACAATAAAATTAAATCAATTATTGAAATAAATCACGAAATTAAAACAGTTGATGATATTTTATTATAAGGAAAGTATTTTTAACGTCTTCTTGTTTTTTTTGATCTTTTGCCTCGTCTGGTCTTCCTTCTTTTTGTTTTTTTTGTTCTTCTGGTCTTCTTTCTTCTACCACCTACATCCTTATCTTTTACTCCTATATAATCATCATCGCCTTTTATTACTATGTCTATTTTTGGATTACCGTGGTCTATTATTACTTCATCACCATTTTCATCATAATCTATGTCAAAACTGTCACCACGGTCGCTGATTTTCTCTTCAGTTGGAGCTGTTCTATCAAACCTATATTCCTTTTCAATTTTAGACTTATTTTTCTCAACTAATTCATCCATAGCAGGGGACCATTTCATTAAATCAGCATAATCTTTATATGTAAAGTCATATAGTTTATCTTCAAATTGTCTACGAAAATAATGATAGATAATTAAGTCTAAAAGTCCTTTACGATCTTCAAGTTCTTCAAAATCACTACACCATTTTTTTCTTGGTTGATCAGTGTAAAATTGTAACAATAACTGCGTTTTCCAATTACTTGGATCGGGTCTCTCTTTTAATTCAATATACCAACTTGGTGGAAGACATTCTGCCATTATATATATTATAAAAATATTATTAAATAATTTGTTATAAATTTAATAATATTTAATTACCTCTTGAAGGAAAACCACTGTTTGTATAATGGTTATAGTTATCTACGCAATTGGTACAATTAGACAACGCAGTAGCAGGGGGAGGGTTTGCTAACGCAGATTGACTTGCTGGTAAATCAATACCAGCTACCTTATAAGTATTTGTCATAGGCAAATTATTTTGATATTGTCCATATCCACCGGGATAAGGAGCTGAACCTCCGCGCATTCTGCTAAATCTTCTTTTAGACTTCATATGACGTGTTCTCCTTCTTCCACCAGCAAGCGCTAATGTTCTACCAATAGAACGCGACATTAGCTTTTTTCTTAAAACCTTTCGGCTTTTTTTTCCACCTTTCATCTTATATCTTTTAGTGATATTTTTTATTTTATTTTTGAGTCTTTTTGCACCACCACTCATACAAATACCAGGAACTCTTCCTGCAGCAGCGTCAACATTAGACTTAGCTCCTGCTAAACCAGGAAGAGGACCCGGAGGTGTTCCAGGTATTTCATTGCTACTAAAACTACCCGCATAACTTGAACTTGTACCATTTACATATGGACTCGTATTATAAGGGTTCACATTACCATATCCGAAATTTGATGCTCCTGAACCGGCTGACATATATATATATAAATAGAAAAGGTATTTTATAAATTTTGTAATATATTGTTTATTTATTTATGTATTCTCTATTGATTCTATAACCAGTATGACATAAAATTTCGAGTGAAAGTAAGTCAGATTCCTTAGCAACATCAAATATAGTTTGAGGACAGTTTTTACCATTTCCAAAAATAATAGCATCATCACTTATTTTATCCGAATCTTTTGCTTCAACCATAATTTGGTCCATACTTATTGTTCCTAATACCTTTCGTTTTGTTCCATTAATATAAACGTATAATTTACCTGAAGATGACCTTGGTATTATATCAGCGTAACCTATTGGTAAAATCGCAATTTTCATCTTTCTTGGTGTAGTATATGTCCAATCATAACCTATACCTTCGCCCTTATTAATCTCTTTTATTTGAATTATATATGATTTAATAGTCATTGCTAAACTTAACGATTTATTAAATTCATCATCTCCACCAACACCATAAACGCCTGAACCGGGGCGAGCCAATGTAAAATCCGAAACATCATAGTTTAAACATCCTCCGGTATTTGCTATATGAACCAACGGTGGCACAATATTTATTTCGGCCAATCTTTTTCTTAAATCTCTAAATTTACGCAATTGTTCATTCACAATAGGACTGTTTTTAACTCCAGAAGAAACCAAATGTGACATCATACCTTCCAGTTTTATTTTATCACATTTACTTACTTCAATAAAAGCGTCATATGCTTTATCATAAGGAATTCCTGCTCGATTAATACCTGTATCTACAAACATCGTGACGTTTATTTTCTTATTTTTTGGTATTAAACTGATAAACTTGGGTATGGTTTTTTCATCAAAAATCGCAATATCAATGTCCATATGTAATGCTTGTTTTAGTTCATTTCCATCAATATCATATAACCAAGCCAAAATTCTTCCTTTATCACCACTATCTCTTAACATTATTGCTTCACCTAAAGTAGCAACACCTATATATTTGATGCCAATTTTACGCAGTATTTTTGCGATTTCAACTGCTCCGTGGCCATACGCATCCGCTTTTAAAACAGGCATCAAATCAGTACCACTCTTCTTTTTTAAATATTTTATATTATGTCTAATAGCATTAACGTCAATAACGCCAACTATATCCTTATCGCATGATGGAATAGCATATATTCTTGCAGTTTTATTTCTAAACTTTCTATTCTTTTTGGTCTTCATAAAATATAGAAATATTATTATTTGTATTATTATTATCTTTTAACGTTCTTCAAATTTGAAATATTGGTTATTACCATATTTGTATCCGCAATCCTAATTGGATACCACTTTTTAAACTTGTGATTATATAAACAAACCATACTATATGTTTTATCTAAATATACAAATCTGTCTTCATTTTCATTCTCGAATTCTTCTTCGTCGTCACTCTCTTCGAGCGCATCAAGACGTTCATTTTCTTTGATTTTTCTGAATAATTTATTCATCATTACACTTGTAGTAAAATCGGGTATAAAAGCGGTGTCATAATAAATTTCCTTATTTTCTTCATTCAAACAATACAATTGATAAATGTCATTTTGGATATCGGGTTTTATTTTAAATACTACTTCTTTAATATTATTTGACCTATTATCATATGGTTTTTTGATAAACTCTACTTTTTTGTTAGGATTCTTTATATTATTGTTATTGTTATTATTGTTAGGTTTAAGCAATCTTTGCTCCATAAATTTCGTAAATGACATAAATAAAAAATTATTATTTCTTTCAAATAATCTAAATTGAACCGTACTAATTCTGTATTTTATTTGCTCTACTTTTTGTAAAAAATCGTCCAAATTATTACTCAATAACGGCAAGCCAAAAACCATAAATGAATTATTTAGCGATATTTGTTTCATGTCCTTACCGAAAATCGTGTTAAATAATTCGAGTTTTTTACCCCAATTATATCTGGACACGTCTGACCCTTTATAATAAAAAACATCTTCAATTGTAAAGAATTTGTTGTACGAGTGAAAAAATGTTGTGCCGTAAAATATAGTGCCATATGCTAATTCACTATTAAAACACGCATTTACTATTTTTATATTGGATATTTGTTTGTTTTCAGCCAGCTCCATTATTAAACATACATTTTTATCATTATGCGTAGTAAACCACGCGAAACTTTTTCTACCCTCTGGTATAGCCAGTATAATATCTGAATTATAAACTTTATTATGCGTAATATTTTCATAAGAAAGTTTAACGTTGGGAAAATCATTTAAGATTACTTCTTTATCTTTATTGGATAACATATTCTATACATATACATATACAGTAATCTTTAAACCTTTTATTTATCTAAATTCAGAATATGAATTTGACATCATAGAATCCAATGCGCTTATAGATGTTGTATTATTTGTCTCGTCAGTAGGGTTCATTGTTTTTTTTAAGAAATTTTTAAGCTCGTTTTTCATATCAGTTTTAGTTTGTTGAGTTGGCAATAAATCTGTTAAAGTATACTCTATTTCGGTATTATCATTATTGTCATTATTGTCATTATTGTCATTATAATCTTTTTTATTAGGTATTTTTGAATTGTTTTTAGTTATAATATTAAACATATTTTCGTATTTTTGCGTAGGACTATTTACTAAATCTTTTATTTTGGGTACTGTCAACGTAGACTTAAAAAAATTAAACAAATAATGTACCAAAAATATTAAAACAATTGATATAATAGTAATTTGAAGAATCCAAGATAACATACAATATTATTATATTAGTTTAAGTGAAATAAAAACACATTTATATCTTCTTTAAATATCGGGCTATTTATATCAATATCATTTGACACATCAAAGTAAAAATCGTGAGGTTTATATTCGTTTACTGGTTTATTTAGCTGTGAAATTATAACCAATTTAACTTTTGAAGTCGCGTTCGTTTGATACACTTGGGTCTCCGTTTTCATTATTACATTATCGGGTGGTAATTGGTTCACTATCGTTGAGGTTGTTTCACTCGAATCTATCATCATATCAAATATTGTATTGGTTTCATTTATGTATTTCACATTTTTTATTGGTTTATCTAAATGTGCGACCTTATATATATTTTGCTGATCGATTACAAAAATACCTTCATCTGAATAAACCTCGATTACGTTGGTTTTATTTGTTAAATACTTGTTTAGACCCTTCATTTTCTTTGATAAATTTTTTATACTATAATTGTCAATGTATATTTTCATTATAAATAATAAATTATAAACTATTTAAACCTATTCAATTAATTATAAATAATTATGTCGCAACCTTTAAATATCATTATTGTTGAAAGAACTGGAACCTTGAAAATGTTAGCAATTAAAGATTTCAAAGAAGATGAGCTATTTAAGAAGTGTGGATTCAAAAAGGCCGAGGATTTTCTGGAACAAACAACGTGGACCGCCAAATATGATGGCAAAAAATATTGTATCCAGGTTTTCGCTAAAGCAGAAGGTCGTGCTAACTCTGAAAATAAATATGATTTCCCGCCGCCAATTGATAATAAGTTGTTTTATGGTTGCTGCGCCATTGTGGCTCATATTAAAAATGGCGATGGTTCTAAGTTGTACACCAATTTGTCGTTGCCAATGTGGGAAAAAATCTATGAGAAGTTGTTTGGCGGGTTTGAAGACCTTGGTGCAACTGCGGCGGAAGATGATAACGAAGAAGATGAGTTGGAAAATGTTCCAAAGCATAAGAAGACCAAGAATGGTTATTTAAAGGATGGCTTCGTTGTTGATAGTAGTGATGCGGATGAATCTGCGTCTGCGTCATCTTCCGAGACTGAGGATGATGATTCTGAAGAGACGGAGGAAACCGAGGAAGATGAAAAGGATACCGATGTTGTTTTGGAAGATATTGGGTCTGAATTAAGCGAAGAGTCGTATGATTATGATGATGACAATGTAGCGAAATAAATTCCACATCCACTTTTAGAAAAAGTGGAGCAAAAATGTGGCTAATAAAATAATATTTTATTATTATATAATAAATGGAAAAAATGAGAGTTAATAAGGAAATTGATTCATTAAAAAAAGACCCAGATATTTCGGATGTTAATTTTACTGATAACAAATTGACACTTGATTATAAAGACCCATATTATGGTATTATAAAATATATTATTGGGATATCGGAAGATTATCCGATGGAAGCACCTATTGTGTCTTATAAAAGACCAGGACAAACTACGTATACCACAGTTGTTATATATGATTGGACACCTGCAAGACTATTGAGAAGCATAATTAAAACAGCACATAAAACTAAGATGGAACCGTTTGATGTAGAAGGTGATGTAAAAGGTGGCAAAAGACGACGAAAAACACGTCGCAGAACCAGGAAATCCAAAAAATCTAAGAAATCAAGGAGATATAGAAGATAAAATCCACCTTTAAAAAAAGGTGGAGCCAAATAAATATAAAAAGGTTTAAACAAATACCAATTATACTTTTGATTTTTTGCTCTACTTTTTTTAAAAGTAGATAATAAAATTGATATTGATTTAAATATAATTATAGTATGTAAATCAATAAATATGTCATCTCGCAAAATCGAAAACCCCGAGTTATTTCGCTCTAATATCCGCAAGAAAATAGACGAAAAATTACAAAATGAAAAAAACAGTTCCAATTTAGAAAAGGGTATATTTAATTACACGCTCAAGGAAGCCGACCAGCGGAAAATTGTTAAAAAATGGGACAATAAATATTTTATACAAATTTATCTCGACCGCTTGCGCGCCATTTATACGAATTTAAATGATACTATTATCGAGCAAATCACGTCTGGCGCTATAAAGCCTCACATTGTCGCGTTTATGACTCACCAAGAACTCAATCCTGAAAAATGGGCGGCGCTTATTGACGCAAAGTCAAAGCGTGATGCTAACAAATTTGAAACTAATATTGCCGCTGCTACTGATACTTTCACTTGTCGCAAGTGTAAGGGTAATCAGTGTACTTATTATCAAATGCAAACGAGGTCAGCAGACGAACCCATGACTTGTTATGTAAGTTGTTGTACTTGTGGCAATCGTTGGAAGTGTTAATTTAATTATAAAATTCTATAAATTATCATAAAATAAATACTTGGATTTTAATTATTTATTTATTTTTTTCTTCATTTTTCATCAGGTTCTTCTTCTTCAGATTCAGAATCCGATTCAGGTCCACATTCCTTACAAGGGTTGTCGCCTCGCCTACAACCGTGACAATACCATTTTTCACATTCACCACAAGGCCAACCTTCTGAACCGCGATTAATATCTACTCCACAACTATAACATTCACCATAGCAACCACAATCTACCTCATTGTTTCTACATTCATAACACATGTTGTACCCACAATCACAAC